TTTCTTTGATCTTGAGACAACTTAATAATACCAAGCTCTACAGCTTTAATACCAAAGTTTCTAAGTTGAACATTATCGTCAGCGGCCAACTCTAAGAACAAAGCAGGATTATTACGAGCAAATACTAATAAATCTCTTTTAAGCTCTTTAGAACTCATCCTAGATACTTCAGAACCTTTTTCTACACGCATAATAGCTTCTGCTAAATCAATATCTATTTCTCTAGCTATAACTATTGCATCTGCTTCTAGTTCTAATATTTCTATATCATCTGCAGCTTCTTGTATTGGATTATACTCATAGTATATTTTATCTTTATGTGGATGTATACTAAGTAGTTTTTGCAATACTGTTTTTTCTTTTTCTACAAATAAAGTTCCATTTCTAAATATAACATGCTCTAATCTTTGATCACCTTTCATTTCATCAACAAATGGTGTTTTTTGATTTTGACAATATTTAAGTTCTCTTTCATAACCTTTTTCTTCGTCAAAATAATATATGTTAGAACTTTTTAACATATAAGATAAAGGTTTTTTATTTCCTTTTAAATAATAAACTCTATCTTTTATTTCCCAATTATTAACGTTTTTATTTTTAGGTTCAACTCTTTGAGTTTTTTTTGTTTCAACAACTGGTGTTTCAACAACGGGTACTTCTACCTTTTCAATTTTTTCTTTTTTTGCCATAATATAATATATAATAAAATTAATAAAATAAAAGGCCGAGGCCGAAGCCCCGGTCTTTTAAAAATAGTTTACTTCATTAACATAAAGTTGTTAGCACCTTGAGTGATTAAACATCTTTCAGTTAAGAAATGTAATTGCATTGCATCTAACGCAGACGTAGCAGCACCAACAGAACCAGTAACCCAAGTTTTCATTCTTCGGTCATCAGTTTGTGAAGCTCTATATCTAACATGTAAGAAAGGTCTTTTCATGCTTGCTCCAACAGTTTGATCATAAACTGAAGAAGTACCAGCAGGAATTAAGACACCTCTAATGGCGTTAGCAGAACTAGCATCATTAATACCACCTCTTGTAGCCTTGTCATTTAAGTATCTAAAATCAGATTTATAAAAGTCATAAGAACCTCTTCTAAAACCAGAGAAACCTAAATTTAACGCCATGTCTTCAGAGTTATTAAATACTCCGTAAGAAGTACCACCAGCTCCGTAAGAGTTCATTGAAGCTAACATATCATCAATAGCTAAGCTAGTT